TCAGTCGGCGGTGGCGAGCAAGGTTTCTATTAGAAAAAGGAGCAGTCATGCAAAACATTAATGACCTAGAGCAAGCTTTAGAGAGCCTAAAAGCACTCATTAAAGCTAAAAAAGACTACGAGAAATTAAGCACCAAATACGCCAACGTAAGTTTTAAAGATGTCACTCGCTCACAAAGAGCAAGGGTAAATGAGCGTTTAGGTGACGCTGCGTTTGATGTGAAAGTCAAAACTGACAATCTTCACGCTGATTTAGTTGATGCTGGACTTTGTGAGATGAAAGAGCGCTATGAGCAAAGAGAGCTAGGGCAAAGTGCAGGCTTAGGACATATATACCGCGCTGCATATCTGCCAAAAGTGCCAAAGAGATACAAGGAGCTACAAAAATGAAAACGCTAATTAAATTTTTTAGGGTGCTTTTCAGTAATGGCGGCGAGATAAAGAATATCGCCTATCTAAATATCAAAAGGGGGTAAAAATGAGTTTGAGCTATGACTTAGCACGTGCCGAAAGTGACGTGGCACATATAAATTTAGACAAAGAATACGACGAGCTAATAACTGACATTAAAGCTGTATATAACCTCCACCGCTACACATTTAAAAATGCACTTGGCGAAAACAGCGGAGAAATAGTTGATCTGCTTATTGAGCATTGCAAAGATAATATTTTTGCGTATTCGGCGCTTATTTATGTGTTGTGCGTTGAAGCTGAAATGAGCAATGAGGCAGTCTTAAGTTATACGACAACCTACAAACAAACACTAAAAAAACTACGAGAGGAGGCTGAAAGAGATGCGCTCTTATATTCTGATGAGGCTTGTTGAATTTTACTATGAGCCAGGTATGACGGTAGGTGAGTTTTTAGAAATTGTTAAAAAATTGAGAAAATTTTAACATAAAAGATAAATACGTTAAAAAAAGGATAAAAATGCTAACAAATAAAGAATACCACGCACGCCCTGAAATATCAAAGAGCGACCTCGATCTACTAGCGCGTAGCCCATTGCACTTAAAAATGAAAAACGAGCTTAGGAGCGAGCCTACAAAAGCTTTGCTACTAGGCTCTGCGGTGCATAAGTTAGTGCTAGAGCCAAAAGATTTTTCAAACGAGTTTAGTGTAGAGCCTGAAGTAGATAAGCGCACTAAAGAGGGCAAAGCAATTTATAGTGACTTCTTAGAAAATTTAGGCGATAAAACCTCGCTTGATATTGACACTTTTGGCTCAGCCGTAGAGATAGCAAACGCTGTTAATTCTATGCGTGAGACAGCCATTTTTTTAAAAGACGGATTAGCCGAACAAAGCTATTTTAGTGAGATAGAGGGCGTAGCGGTTAAATGTCGCCCTGATTTTTATAATGAGAAAATGGGAGCAGTAATTGATCTAAAAACAACTTCTGACGCTTCTGCTGCTGGCTTTGCTAGATCGGTCGCTAGTTTTAATTACCACGTGCAAGCCGCGTTTTACAGCGATATTTTAAGAAGCTTAGGCAAAGAGATAAATTATTTCTTATTTATCGCCGTTGAAACGAAAGCCCCCTATTTTGTAGGTTTTTATGAGCTTGACGCCGCAGCAATAGAGCAAGGGCGTAAAACATATCTTGAATTGCTAGAGCTTTACAAATATTGCAAAGAACATGACGAATGGTGGGGCTATGCAAAAAAAGACGGCGACAAGATAGAGGCGGTGCAAACTTTAAGCTTGCCAGCGTGGAAATTTTACGAACAGATAGCATAAATTTGAAAGGATAAAAAAATGAAAGTAAAAGCAAGTTTTAGAGGCATTGAGATAGAAACAGACGTTGATCCGGTGAATGATGGCTACTTTAATTTAGATTTTGACGGCGCGTATCTAATGGAGATTTTTTATGACGGTAAAGAATTTGCGCCTACGGGCAGAGTAATAGACGGATGGGGAAACAGTGGCGTGCCCTTTGAAAATAGCGAAGTAAAAATTGAAAGGATAGATGATGAAAGACAAGCAAACCAATATCGTTAGCATACGCCTGGACGATGAAACGCTACAAAAGCTAAAGGACGACGCACAAAAAGAGTATCGCCCTTTGGCTATGCATATAAGAAAAATTTTAATGGAGTATATTAAAGAGAAAGAGCGGCTACTTATTTCTAGTGAGCCGCCAGCTCGGTTTTAAACAAGAAAGTTTATTTTAAAAATCTTTAAATAAAATTTGAAAATTTTGTCTAAAGGTATAAGAAATGGCGCTGCTTAGATGTTGGTATATCAATAAAAGGCTAAAAAAAGAAGATGAGTGGCTTATCCCAAAAGAAAATTCATTAAAAAAAGAGGAGTTTTTACAAAAACTTGATCTTTACGACAAAGCTGATATTTTTTTACAAGACACTCTTTTTAAAGAGCTAATAAGCTTTAAATTTGTAGCGTATGCAATTATAAAATACATTGCAGTTTTTTTTATTACACTTTTTATATTTGATAAGCTTTCTTATAGATCAGGTGATGATGCTTTTTTGTTTGCTATTTTTTTAGCAGTGACCATAACTATCCTTTATAAAAACAAGGACGAACAAATAATTATCAATAGAATAAATGAGGCACGGATACAAATAGGGGCAAGTAGAACTAGAATATTAACTGATGCAGTAGAAACTCTTTTAAATAAAATAGAAGAACAAAAAAAGTCGATAAGTGACCAAGACATCAAAAGAGAAATACTACCAGCAGAGATTGACAATTACGTTTCTTTAAACGAGCAAGAAATAGACAACAACGAACCTGCTCCAGTTTCAAAAGAAACTATACTTAATATCTTGCAAGCACGAGAACATAGCAATTATAAGGATTATGAATTTATAGTTTTTATGGAGACACTCCTAAAAGGGGCAAAAGATAAAGAAACTATAGAAATAATCCTAAAAACATTAGTTGAAGAATATAAAAAACCGAATAAGGACAAACAATGAATGATGAAATAGAAAAAACAATGCTCGATACACTAGAGAAAGAGGCAAATATCGGCAAGATAAAAGCTGATCTTGAAGAAGCAAAGGCTAATAGAGCTTATAATAGCTACAAGAAACGCCAAAAGCAAGAGCAGGATTTGCAAGAGGCTATGGACGATAACATCGTTAAGCGTGTGTGTAAAGAGCTTGGCATCACGCAAAGGGAGCTAGCAGAGAGAATGGGCGTGCATCAAAATATGCCTGCGAAGTGGAGCAGTGGTGATGAACCAAGCCAAATGGCAGTTAAATTTATGGAGTTATTAATTGAACATGAAAAAGTAAAGTGCAGACTAGATAAATTTCAACAAGCTTTTGTCTTAATAGACGAAGCAAAAAAATAATAGCGTGTCAGAAATACTGACACGCTTTTTATACCATATAAGTATCTTATAAAATAAAATTATACTTCAAAGTTATAAATACTATTGACAAAACATCTTTAAAGTTATATACTTCTTACAATAAACTACTTTAAAAGGATAAAAGATGCAAGAAGTATCACTTTTTACTACTCCACAAGTTGAAATTTTAAATTTCCAAACTTTTGCTGCCGAATATGTAGCCAAACAATATGGCGTTTCTGAGTCAACATTAAGAGAGCATAAACGCAAACACGCAGACGAAATTGTAGAAAATACACACTTCGTAACTGAACAAAACAAATTCGGCGTAAATGAAATTAAATGGACGCTTCGCGGTATTATCAAGCTTGGTATGTTTATTAGAAGCAAAGAGGCTAAATACTTTAGACTATGGGCAGAGCAAGAGCTAGAGAAAACAATACTTAGCGAACTAGCACTTGCAAAAGAGACTAGGCAAAAGAATTTATCCCTTGTTAGTCAAGTTTCAAGCCTTAATGCCCTCTTGATCAACAATGCTAAACGCCATCGCCGTGAGATCAACGGCTACAAAAGCCAACTAAAACAGCATAATGAAAAGATAGTTGTTTTAAAGCACGAGCTAGAAAAGGCGGGTAACCCACGCCCAAGCGATCCTATATACGCACAGATAAAGGCAGAGCGTGACTACTACAAAGAGAGATACAACAAGCTTTCAAAGAGCAAAGACGAAACGATCATTTTAAATTTAGCAAAGATACAAAAAGAGTTAGAAAAGAGCTATACAGCCATAGGTGCAGTTATGGCGTATGCTGACGGAGACGATTATTTCATAAAAAAAGGATAAAAAATGAACCAAATACAACCAAGAGAGCAACAAGCGCGAGCTTTAGTTGGCTCAAAAATGAACCAAATTCAAACAATAGTTGGCAACGATAAGGCTAAGGCTTCAATTTTTGCTAGTGCTATCGCAAATATGGCAAACGATTATGGGCTAAGGAATTGTAGCGTTGAAAGCATAGTAAATACAGCTATGCAGATAGTCCAAATCGGACTAAACCCAAATAAGCTTTTCGGTCAAGCTTATGTAGTACCGTTTAAACTAAAAAATGGTGGTGAAACCGCTCAACTACAAATAGGCTACAAAGGGCTTATTAGTTTAGGCATGAAAAACGGCTGGAAATTTAGAGCAGTAGCCGTTTATGATTGTGACGAGTTTAGTCTGGAGTTTAACGGGCTTGATGACAAGATACACTTTGCGCCAAATTATGACGAACGAAGCGACGATGACGGCGACTGGGTATTTAGTCATTTGGTGGGCGTGATCGTATATGCAAAAGACAGCAACGATAATGCTTTCAGTGAGTTTGTCAGTAAGAAAAAGCTCGAGAAATTACGCTTAAAAAGCCAAAACCAAAGCAAAAAAGACAAGCTTGAGTATATATGGCTAGACTGGGCGGAGGAGATGTATAAAGCCAAAGCTCTAAAATACGTTGCTTCACGCTTGCCGATAAATGATCGCCTGGCCGAAGCCGTAAGTGTAGAGGACGAGCCTATCACAAAACAAGAAACTATTACACCGCCAAAAGCTGGGCTAAACGAGCTTTTGAGTAGTTCGGAAAAACCAAGCAAACCAACTATCAACCAAGAGTTGACAATTCAAGAAGCCGAAGTGTTAGATACTGCAATGCCTCACGATCTACTACAAAGCGAGCTAGTAAAACGAGGCGCTAGTGAAATAGAGGCTGAAAAATTAGTTGAGAGGCTAGGCATCGATGAGGCTACTGCCTATCTAAACGACCCAAGCAGCATAGACAATTTAATAGAAAATTTAAAGGATAACCAATGAACGTAGGCTATTTTAAAAATCAAACTTTCAAAGCCCAAGACGGCAAAGAAATAAAATTTATAGGGGGTATGATAAATATCCCCTTTTTACGCCCTATTGAGTGTGGGCTGATCCCAACTCCTGATGAGGAGCTAGCTAAAAATCAAAACGCCCCAATATATAAAATAGTGCTCTTTAAGCCTAAAAATTACGAGGGAGCAAGGCAAATTATAGGCGGTATATGGAACGCGGTAAGCAATGACGGAAAGATAAATTATTTTAAAGGGCATATAGAAACGCCTCTAGTAGCTGGCGGACGTGTTTATTTAGCATTATTTAGCCCAAAAGAGCCTAACGGACTAATGTTTGAAGCCACATGGAGCGCACCAAAAAGAAATAATAACTCCCACACGCCACAAGCTAGTACCACCATAGATGATGACGTAGATATTGACGCCGACAAATACGACAACGACGAAACTATACCATTTTAATTGTTTGACTGTTGTTTGATAGTTGGCTTAGTATAAGCTTAATACAGCCATACAAAAGCCGATATTTAGGGCTTTTGCTGGTTAATTTTGTTTTACGAGTAAAATTATTAAAAAGGGAAAGAAAATGACTTACGGCGAAGCGATTATGAATGCAAAAGATAAGATGAAGCTAGTAAAAGGCACGTTTAAGATAGGCGTGCCACTGCCACAGCGGTTAAACTTTGAAAGTGCGATGAAATACTACTGCGAAAAACTAGACCGCTATTGGCTTAGTAAAATCGAGCTAAGTCCAAGCTCTAAATTTTCAAAGCAAGACGTGCTACAAATACTAAAAGGCAAAAACCTAAACGGAGCTAGCGATGACAACTAAAGAAAAAATTGAAGTTATCCGAGCTTATGATAACGGCGAGGATATTGAATATACAAATATTGATAGCGTTGTTGAGGAGTTTTGGGGAAATTTACTTAGCCCAGAGTTTGACTTTAGTAGATTTAAATATAGGGTCAAAGGGAAAGATGTATTTAACCCTAGTCTTGATGTAAAGGGTAGCGATGACAACGGCTGAGCTAAAAGACGCCGCTATTTTCGTTATGGCGTATAGCTTTTTGCAAATGGATAGCACTGAAAAGCTAGGATTATTTATAAACAAAAAAGCAAGCAAATTTATCGACGAGCTGATCGAGGCGATGACACCGATAGTTGGGCACTATCACGCATTTAAAAGGCGGATAGAAACTCAGATAAATGCTTTGGACAACAAGGCATGCATTGCCAAAAAGAGCTTTAGCACAACAGCACCACAGCTAGCGTGCGACTTACTTTATTTGCGTTTAGCGCCAAATGAACGCAAAGGGCAAAGATTAGCGCCGATACTGGCAGATTTTTACGCGGCAAACAAAGAGAAAATCGCCTACATATCAAACAAGAGTTGTGATACAAAGTACCGCAAAGAGGCAGAGGATAGCCAAACGCTGGCTTATTTTTATATTGAGAATATTTAAAAGGATTGATAATGTTTTGGCGAAAAACAGAAAAAGAGAGATTGATAGGGCTTTTGGAATGGTTTTTAAGCCATGATTGGCAATTTACCAAAATAGATTATAGAAAATTAAAACAATTAAATACATTTCTTTTAAGATTTGATATAGACCCAGTATGGGTAAATTTTTCTATTTATGACTTGTTTTATCTAAAAGACGCTGAGAGAAAAAGGCTGTTAGAAGAATATAAAAAGCTAAAGGATAAACAATGAAATATTTTTTAAGAGAAATTTACTATGCATTGGCGAATTTAGACGAAAGCCCCCCGCTAATAATATTTGCCGTAACGATACTTTGCATCATGGGTAGTTTAACATTTATATTTACCGCATTTTTCTACCTTACTGACGGGATTATATTTTGGCGAGGGGTGCATGTAATAGTATTGACCTTGTTGTTAGTAGTAGCAATACTATTTATTGATGTATATATTAGGAAAAATGCAGAACATAAAAACACCAAATAAAACTAAAAGGATATATGATGACACTAGAAGAAAAGTTAGAAGTTATTAGGGCTTATGCAGAAGGTAAGCCAATAGAGGTTTATAACGAAGATGAAGATGTGTGGGAGGCAAAGATTTATGATGATTGGAATTTTGAGGAAGGTAAATATAGAATTAAATCTAATAAGAGTGCTAAGTTTAATATAGGAGATACTCTTGTATTTAAAACCTCTGAAGAAGGGTTATGTCCAATGACATACACAATTATAGATATTGACGAAACCCATTATAAGTTTGAATATACAAGCCCTACTGCTATCGAAGAGGTAGATAGGGACTTCACTAATGAGAGAAACGTCTTATGGTATTTCGAGATATACGACTATATCTCTAAAGAGTACTCGATGTATCCTAGGAGAACAACTAGAGCTGAACTAGAGGAAGAGTATGCAGCTAATCACGATACGCTTAGTTGGAAGCCTATATATGCTCTTGGATTTAAGCTAAAGGGGAACTAATGAAAGACATATATGAAAGCGTCTTAGTATGTATAGTGGTGGCTGCAACTTGTGTAGGGGCAATGCTAATAGTAGCCTTTAATTTTTTAAGCAAGCTGGTTTATTACATAGGGCTTGGTATTTTCTTTTTGTATACATTTTTTGTAACTTTGCCTTTTCTTATATTGTATAGGTTTAAGGAGTTTAAAAAAGACCCTAAAGGCTTCATAAAGAAAAAAGTAATAGATGCAACTGCTCGTTTTGCAGAGGGAGGGATAATATGAGAGAAATTAAATTTAGAGCGTGGGACGAGAGTAATAAAGTACTCCACACAAACTTTAGTTTTATTAAAAGTTCGACTGGAGAGAATGATTGGATAATTTTTGATAGTGACCAAAAGCCAATTGATCTTAGCGACCTTAGTCCATATTTTGCCAAACAGCTTAAAATTATGCAATACACTGGTCTTAAAGACAAAAACGGCGTAGAAATTTATGAGGGTGATATTGTCAAATTTAATCCATGTGCCCCTTACCCGCTAGATAATAATTTAAAAGATGGACAAATGGGAACTATTGTGTTTTTCTTATCAGAGTTCTTGGTAAAGCCCCTAAATGATGATGGTCTTAATTTTATCCTAGACGAGCTTGGCGATTGGGTAGTTATCGGTAATATTTATGAAAACAAGGAGTTATTAGATGAGTAGTCCAGAAAGAGAAAAACACTTAGCTACCCTTGCAAACCTAGAGGCATTTTGTGAGGCACACAATGAAAAAACAAAGCTAGTCGAGCAAATACAAGCTCTTTTATTTAAATGTGACGTCCGCTATTTACGGCACGCTCTGCGAGATTTGAAAGATTATATTAAGGATAAAAAATGAACCAAAGGCTATTAAACCAAAAAGAGGCTACGGAGTTTTTGGGTTATTCTAAAAACAGCAACATTTTAGCCCTTATGCGTATGCCAAAAAACAAAAATAAGTATGAATTTGTCCCCAGATACATCGAGATGAACGGCGTTATCCGCTATCCGCTTGATTGGTTAGAGGCTGATTTGGCAAAATTTAAAACCGCAAAGCTCAAATAAAAAATTATCCCACCATTGTAAAACACGAAGTTGCTCACTCGTGTTAAAATCCCTAAAATAAGCCTTATCCACGTCACTGCCTACCGTGTGAAGCAATATCTCATCTATCACTCTTTTTTCAAACATCGCTTTGTTGCCCTCATTTGCGCGGATCGCAAAGGTAGCAAAAGTAGCGCGAAAGCCGTGTGCGTGAAGGTCGTTTATGCCGATACTTTTTAGCGTTTTTAAAAGCACAGCATCGCAAAAGGCTTGACCGCTAACACGTGAGTTAAAAGGGGATTTAAATACTGCCTTGCCGTTATCGTTAATAGCACGCTGAAAATTTAAAATCTCAATCGCTTGCTTTGATAGCGGCAGTCTCACGTTTAGTCCAGTCTTGTTTTGCTCTTCGTAAAAGTAGATAAGCCCTTTTTGCAAATCCACCCTATCCCATGTAAGCTCTCTTATTTGGTGGGGGCGCTGTGCGGTTAAAAGGTTAAAGAAAAACATATTTTTAACCACTTGGTTTATCCTTGCTTCATGAACGCAGGTGATTATCTCTTTTAACCTAAGCTCGCTTGTTATACCCTTTCTATGCTCGACCTTTTTATTTACAAAAATATCTCTTTTATCCTCTATTATTTCAAGCAAAAAACTAATATCCTTTACAAAACCATTTCCCCTAGCAAATTTAAAAACATATCTTAGCGTTGTTAAAATTTTCTTTGCACTCTCCAAGCTCACACCCTTAGTCGCATCCAAAATATCCTGCTTTGTTATCTCACTAATATTTTTGCTGCCAAGTGGCTTTAAGATGTGCTTATTTACCCTATTTATCTGCTTACGACGTTTCTGCCTTATCTTTTCGTCATCAATGTGTGGTATCTTTATATCTAGCCACTCATAAAAGCACTCGCCAAGGGCTTTGCTCTTTACTACTAAGCCAAGCTTTTCTTTTCGCATACTCTTTGCCATATCCCTTGCTTCTGCTAAACTTATATCCTCATACCGCCCTATCGTTATATAGCCACTTTTTGTGCGCATCTTATAAATTTTAGTGCCATTGTCAAAACAAGCAAGGTAAAGTGAGCAAGTGCTATCAATGGAGTGATTTTTAAGCTTTTTGTCATCGTGGGTTAGTTTTTTTACCTGCGAGATGTTTAAAATTTTAGGCATGTTTATTCCTTGGTTATACATTTTGTTATACACTTTGATTGTAAATAAGTATAAATATTTATAAATTAATATAAATTGAAAAATACTTTTTAGAAGCTAAATTTAGGACTTCTATAAATAAAAATAAATGAGTATAAATTGATATAAAAAGCAGGAATGGTGGCCCCGAATGGACTCGAACCATCGACCACTACCATGTCAAGGTAGTGCTCTACCAACTGAGCTACGGGACCA